TGGAAGTTATCGATATCCATCTCGACGGCGTCCTTCACCCACGACATGAACCGGAGCTTCCCGGTCTTCGGGTCGGTGACGTTCTTCCCGACGACGCGGACTTTGGAGTTGACTGCGGAGGCGGTCGGCGAGATCGAGAAGACGGTCCGCTTGACGGGCTCCTGCGACTCGTCGTCGGTACGGTCGTCTACCGAAGGCTGGACGAGAAGCTCCTCGATGTGGTAGTTCTCGTCGACTTCGAACTCCGCCCGATCGGAGCACCGGGCGCCGGTGATCTCCTTGATGAGTGCGCGGCGGCGCTGCTCCGGAACGTCGACGAACCGGAAGAGTTGCTCGTCGTCCTCGCGAATCTCGAACTCCGCTTGCCCGCCCTTCGCGGCGATCGGGCACAGTGTACAAGCGGCGCCCTTCGACTGATCGCACGTGACCGTTACGCGCTTCGGCGACGTGTAGGGCTCCTGCTGCTTCCCGGCGACGGAGACGACTAGCTCGATGACCTCGGACTGATTCGACTGTGCCATCGAGGACTTGAGGCTCATGTGCTTCCCGGCGGTCGGGACCGGCGTCCGGACCTTCGCGACTCCGCCCTTGTCGAGGGCGGCCGACTGAAGCTCCTGGAACTCCCGGATCGAGTGCCCCTCGAGGAAGAGGTAGTCCGTGACGTCGGCGCCCTTCTTCGTCTCGGGAATGTCGATGATGTGGACGTTGGCTGCGAAGCTCGAGAGGATCGACTCGACCTTCTTCGCGCCCTTCCGCCCGGCGTCGTCGGCGTCGTACGCGATCCAAACGGTCTTCCCGGCGAAGAGTTGCGCCCACTGAGCCTTGAACGTTCCGGCTCCGGCGGTGTGAGTGACGGCCGGAACGCCCTCCTGATTAAGAAGAATGCAGTCCGTCTCGCCTTCGGTAAGGACGACGTCGTCGTTGGCTGCGAGAATGTCGGGCCGGAAGATCATCGCCGTCCCGTGACCGGGGACGTTGAGCATCTTGTCGGAGTGACCGGCGTTCATGAGGTACCGGCGGACGTTGACGATCTCGCCTTCGACGTCGCGGACGGGGATCGTGTAGCGCGATCCGTCCCACCCGATCTGCCATTCGATGATCGTCTTGTTCTCGATCCCGCGCTGTTCGGAGAACGCCTTGAGGGCGGCCTTGTTACTCTGGAGAGAGTCGACCCATCGCTGAATCGTCTCGTCTCCGGGGAGCGGAGCGCCGGGCTTGTTCCCGAGTCGGGACTGGACCTGCTTCTGGTATGCGGGGTCCTTGTGCCGAGCCTTCATCGACTCCGAGCGAATGTCCCATCCTCGCTCCTTCTTGAGGTCTGCGACGAGATCGGAGATCGCCCCGCCGTGATTCGACTTGAGGCAATTCCAAAGTCCCGACTCCGCGTTCATCGACGCCGACGGAGAGTTCGAGTTCTCCGGGTCTTCGCAGATAGGGCAGAACATCCTTTGTTCTCCATCGGACCCCGGCTCACCTACTGCGAAGGCGGCGAAGGCTAGACGGACGATCTCCGGCTTGTAGCGCTTCTTTTGCACCCTTGCTTTTGCGACTGGCAATTGATCTCCAACTCGGCTAAATGGACGGCCTTCCATCCAAAACTGCTATATAGACAAGAGAAGAGAAGAACTCTTCTTCTTCTGTAGTTACTGTTATTACCCTTGTGTCCGGCTCTTTTCGAAACGCCGCGACCGACGCAGCCGCCGATCGCCGAAAGATTTCAACGAGACACAATCCCCACAATCACGCCACAATCGCAACACAATCGATAGGGACGGAGACACAATACTACGCCATCGAATGTGTCCGATTGTGAGAGAGGGACGTTCGATTGTGGTGCGATTGTGGGAGAATGTGAGAGCGACGGATTCTCCCTAGGGCTCCGGCGCAAACGGCGGCGGCCCCTCGCAGCGCTCCGTGGGCCGGAGAAGCCGTGAGGGGCCGCCTAGGTACTTCCTACCGGACTACCCGTTTACTGCCGCGAGAGCATGGGTTCCGGGCCGGAGGCGCAGCGTCGATCAGAACGGGGTCTCGCCGTCTCCGAACTCGAGGTCGAGGAGCGCCGAACGGAGGTCGTCGTCGCTCTGCGACTTGAGGAACTTGAACGCGGCGTCGAGGGGCTTGATCGCGGCCTTGAGCTGGTTGCGGTTGAAGTCGGCGATCTCCGCCTCTCGCTCGGCCCGGCCGTCGTCCTCGTCCTCCTCCTCGTCCTCCTCGTCCTCGTCCTCCTCGTCGTCCTCGACCTCGACGTCGTCCTCGTCCTCCTCCTCGTCGTCGCCGTCGCCCTCCTCCTCGGCTGGGAACTCGGCGTCGAGGATGCGCTCGATGAGAGCGTCCTTCGAGCCGCCGACCGCGAGCCCGGCCTCCTTCGCGATCTTCTTGAGCGCGGGGACCGAGAGGCCGGTGAGCTCCTCCGAGCGGGCGTTGAACTCCTCGTCGTCCTCCGCCTCCTCGTCGACCACGTCCTCCGTCAGGTCGTCCTCGTCCTCGTCGATCTTCTCGTCGACGACGGCCTTGTTCGTCTTCGCGGTCCCGTCGTAGATGTAGACGTTGCGGACCTCCTTGACGGCGTTGCCCGACTGGTCGGTGCCGTTGCCGACGTCGACCTTGATCGCGCGGCCGATGATCTTCGCCGCGGTGATGCCGCCGACCGACTTGATGTCGACGCCGCCGGAGAGGTCGCCGTCCTCGAAGACGATCTTCGGGTCCTTCGTGCCGACCTTGACGCCGACGGCCGCGAGGAGGTTGTCCACCGCGCGGATCGAGCCCTCCTTCTCGCCGATCACGACGCGCGGGAAGAACGGCATGCCGTCGTACTGCGCCTGGGACGACCCGGCCTCCGCCTCGAGTTCGACGACGAGGGTGAAGCCCTGCGCGCCGGTCGAGAACTGCTTGAACTGGAACTTCTTGATGACGGCGCGGTAGAGACCGTTGCGCGTCAGTTCCGGGCCGTCGTACGCCTCGAAGCCGGACTTCTCGACCTTCGACTGCTGACCCTTGAGTGCGATGCTGGGCATTAGGATGCCTTCCTGGTGGATGTGGGGCGACGACGGCGAACCGGCGCCGCGCCCGTCTTGGTGGATGTGGTGGTCTTCTTCGCGCCCTTGCGGGTCGCGAGCTTCGCGTCGATCAGACTCTTCATCTTATCGACCGTGAGATCGTCCTTCGCTCGGCCGAGCGCCTGGTACCGATCCTTGCCGCGGTACGGGCCGTTGTGCGAGAAGTGGAGGCGGCGGACTTCCTTGCCGTCCTTCTCGACGACCTGGCCGTAGCCGACGACGTTCATGACTCCCGCGACCGACTGAGCGATTGCGCCCTGCTGGCCGTGGATCGCCGGAGCGAAGTACACTTCGCCGTCCTGGTCTTCCTCGGACGCTTGCCACGAGGTCCAGAGGACGTTTACCGGGAGATCGTTGATCTGCTTGACGAGCTTGAGGAGCATGTTCTGCGACCTCTGGTAGCCCTGCTGCGAAAGGACGTACTCGTCGATCTTCGCGTTCCCGACTCGGGAGAGGGCGATGCACTCGTCGCGCGCCATCTGGAGCGCTTCCGAAGTGTTATCGACGATGACCCATTCGAGCCCCATCTCCTCTACGCCGCCGTTCTTGAGGTAGAGGTAGCACTGCTCGATCTCCTTCCATCCCGCTACCTCCCACTCCTGCGCAGTCGACCCCATCATATACGCGCTGACGGTTCCTTCGGGGTCGGTGGTGATGAAGAGCGCCTTCGAAGCCGTCCCCGCGAATACGGTCTTGCCGAATCCGGGCGGGGCGACGATCAGGCCGTGAATGAACTTATCGGTCACTCCGAGCGGCTTGATCTGCCTCGGGATTGCCATCTAGTACCTCCTCTTCGTAGATCGTGGATTGAGCTTGGTCGAGAAGCTCGAGAACTCGGTCGCACTTCGCTCGAGAGATGCGTCCCATCGAGAGGTCGCGGATCGCGCGCCTTCGAACGATGTTCAACTCTCGAGCCCCGGCTTGTCGGAGGCTGAGACTCATTCCGCCGACTTCCGCTCGTGCTCGCCGTACGGGTTACGCCGGGAGTACTGGAACTCCTTGAACTCGGCGACCGACTGCTCGTCGCCTTCCTCGTCGAGTTGGCACATCCGTCGGAAGTCGCAGAACCGACAGTTCATCATCGACGGCGACTTCCGGATCGGAAGCTC